CTGGGTGACTAGAAAGTTTCTTGGAACTTTAGTTATTAGACTTTTAGCGAAGCTAGAGTGAGCTTTGACATCAGAAGGAACCCAAACTAAGTCGCCTTCGGTGTAGTTATGCTTCATCCGCTCCCTCTTTAGAGGAAGTAACAGCAGTCTGTTGTTTTTGCAGTTCCCGAACGGTGTCTCCATAGTCTCTCATTGTCTTATCACAATCATCAAGACCGTTATCGATTTGAAGCAAGCGGCGGCGGGTTCGATCTATGCGAGATGTCACCGTACCTATGTTGTCATACTCCAGATCTTGGCTTATAGCTTCAACATAATGGCTTAAAGCCACTAGCTTTTCTGATAACTCCTCAAACTTTTTCTTCAGTTCCTTCGGAACGTCCTGCAACTCTATTGAATATTCTATTTTTGTTTTCATTTAAACCTCACATGACTTTGAGTATCTGGGCTAATACAAGCCCGACGGTGGATGTTGTAATAATCCACAATAATTTACTGGATGTTTGCTTCCAAGTTTCTACTTCTTTGACGCGAGCGAACAAACCCTTGTCGGGATCGAAAATCGCTTCTTTAATATCAACAATGGCGACTACTGCTTCATGTTGATTGTCTTTAATAGAATCAATCCCACTCAGCAGCTTTTGCTCAAATAATAAAAACTTTTGTTCTAGCTCCATTATTTTCTTTTGTTGATCATCCATTCCTAATTCTCCACAATAGCGTAGCTCGTTGTAAGTAGAGTTGAAGAAACTGAAGCGGCATTTTCAATCGCATTTCTTGTAACTTTCTTGGGGTCAATAATACCTGAATCATACATGTTGACCATCTTTCCAGTTGAGAAATTCCATCCCATCCTCGTATTCTTAGCTTTAAGAACCTGATTCATAATTAAGTCAGGAGACTCTCCTGCATTGAGAGCCATTTGACGAATAGGTCCCGCTAGAGAGTTCTTAATAATCTCTACGCCAAGCTCCTGTTCGCTGTTATCGGTAGCTACTTTAAGCTTGTGTGCGGCGCGAAGAAGGGCTGTGCCTCCTCCAGTGACAGTCCCTTCTTGTTGAGCCGAGCGGACTGCTTCGAGTGCGTCTTCGACGCGGTGTTTCTTCTCAGTCATTTCGACTTCAGAAGCTGCTCCTACGCGGATGATAGCCACACCTGATGCGAGGCGAGTGATGCGTTCTTGCAATCGCTCACATTCATGGATGTCGTCTGTCTGCCCGATCTCTTCTTTGAGAGATTCGATACGTCTTTCAACTTCATCCCAATCAGATTCTCCATCAATAATGGTGGTGTTGTTTTTTATTACATCGATTTTTTTAGCTCTGCCTAAATGTTCTAGCTTGGTTTCAGTTAAAACTTTACCGCTGGAACGTGAAATAAAAGTAGCGCCCGTAGAGATGCAAAGATCTTTTAAAATGCTTCTGCGCTCTTCCCCGTATCGAGGTGCTTTGATGGCAGCAATCTTCATAGAACCGCGCACTGTATTCATAATAAGGGCGGCAAGAGCTTGACCCTCGACTTCTTCAGCTACGATAATAAAAGGTTTGTTTTCTCTCGCCACCGCCTCAAGAATAGGCAGTACCTCTTCTAGTTGTTCGATGCGATGGTCTGTAACCAATATAAGAGGATCTTCATAAACAACTGCCCCTCTTCGTTCGTCTGTTATAAACGATTTCGAAAAGTAACCTGAATCAAAACGAAAGCCTTCTACGGTGTCTAGCGTCGTTGTGAGGGACTTGCTTTCTTCGATAGTTATGGAACCGTCTTTGCCTACCAAGTCGATAGCAGTTGCAACGAGTTCGCCTATGGCTTCATCACCATTAGCCGAGATAGTAGCAATGTGTTTGATATCTTGGAGGCTGGAGACGGGAATGGAAAGCTCGTCAAGATTTTTAACAATCTCAGTCACAGCTTTGTCCATACCTCTCTTTAGCTCAATTGGTGATACACCTGTGGCTAAATACTTCTGCGCCTGGACAAGAATCTCTCTCGCCAGCACTGTCGAAGTCGTTGTCCCGTCTCCAGCGTTTGTATTGGTGTTCTGCGCTGCCTGCTTGATGATTTGAGCACCCACGTTTTCAAACGGATCGTCAAACTCAACAAATCTAGCAACGGTTACACCGTCTTTTGTAACAATAGGGGTGCCGCCTTTCTGATACAGAATAACATTGCGCCCTTTTGGACCTAGAGTGCTCGCTACATTATCAGCCAGCTTGTTAACTCCAGATAGAATCTTTTGATTTAGCCCTGTACCGGACTCGTAGTGTCTAGACATTTATACCTCTTGCTTTACTCTCTATTATAAACATATTTTAAGATATTTCAAGTGATTTCTTTTAATATCTTATCTAATTCTAAACCAGATGTATCCCACTTTTTCTTGGTTAAGTTGTAGTGGTTGACAACACCTTTGAACTTGCCCTTGCGGGCTGAACTGTCTACGGTATCTAAAAGATTACCGTTCTTGTCGAGAGGACACTTAAGCTCTATTCCATACTGGTTGTGAAGAGCAAGTAATAGTGCTTTGTAGGCTTCCAACTGTACAGGGTAATACCCAAGGAAGGGCTTAATCTTGCGTCCGTGTACGCGCCAATCTTCGATGACTGGGCGTAATCCGTGACCCCTGCGTTGATAGGTAAGGTTATATTTGGTGTAAACGGCATTGGAAAAATCAATACCGATGGATGCATGATTCACTGAACGGATGCCAGCGTGCCATGCGGCGTGGTTTGTGTCAACAAATTGTAAGATCGTTCCATCGTTATCGATGGCAAAGTGTGTAGAGATCTTTCTTTTCTCTAATATTCGCTTGCAGGAGGCAGCCGACAAGGCTGCGTCCCAGTGAGTTACGATCATCGTAGGTTTGCGCTCTCGCTTATATTTGGTAAAGCAGCCGTCCTTAATCCAAGATGTCTCTACTTTATCCCAATGTATTTGTCTTTCGAAGCCGTCGCATATAATAAACTTAGCGTTTTCAATAGACTCTACCTCCTCGTCAGGAATCTGAAGCATCTGTCGGGAGGTATATACTCGACGATAGGTCATGGACCCGCACAGACCGTCTGCTTCTAGTCCATTCTCGGATTGAAAGGTTTTTATTTTATCGGCAAGTTCATTATCAAAGTCAGTAGCTCCAAACCAAGATGGTTCCCACCCGTGTGTTTTTGCAGAACGCTTATTGTAGTTACGTTTGTACCAACTCATAACACACCTCATACGATAATATCAGCGATTCCTAAGTCTACTGCTTCTTGAGCATCTAAATAGACATTCACTTTCTTATCTATTAATTTTTTAATATATTTTTGCGCCATGTTAGTTTCTTTGGCGAGGGCTTTAATGTATTGACCCTGGGTCCATTTAGCTTCTTCCATTTCGTTCTCAAGGTCGGAGATGTGACCATGTTGCCCAGAGATAACTCCGTGAATCATAACTCTACAATGGCGACCTATCTTGCGTTGACCCTTAGTCCCAGCGGCTAAAAGAAGAACGGCGGCGGACATGACCTTGCCTAGACCTATGGTTTCAATTTCACAGCGCTCTCGCACATCTCGCATCGTATCGTATACGGAAAACATATCAGCAGCGGAGCCGCCATAAGAAGAAATAATCATTTCGATGGGGTCGTATTCTACTGTTTCTTTGGAACGTGAGTCATCGGGGTCGGCGGGTATAACCACCTTACCAGTCTTATCCAATACAACTAAAGAATAGACGATCTCAGAACACACATCTTCTTTGATGGTCCCGTAGAGTCCAATAGTCCTAATCTTTTCCTTGGGCTCTCCGTCTTCAGGTCCCATGTTAAAAACAATAGGGAAGTCGGGAAGAGTTGGAACTTCCTCCTCGACATCGCAATCCGCCGTTTTCTTAGTTTTCTTCTTTTTGTCGGTAGAATCAGATAAAGACATAGTTATTTTCCTTGTTGCAAATCTCTATTAATAAGTAGTCTCATCGCTTCTTCCCAGTTATTAAATCTTAATAATGATCGCATCTTCTTCGGTAACAAGTGCTTGATGCCTGCGATTGCTATATCATGCCAGACTATGAGCATCTTTTCATCTGCTTCTTTTTCTTCGTTTATTTTCTCTTCGCTTATATCTTGTTTCTTCATATCTGCATACTTAATCTTGTTTATCTCCTGAACACTGTCGCTCACAAATTTAAACATTCTTAAGCCGGCAAAGGCGCAGTCATTGTAAAACAAGATCTCTTTTGAATAAAGAAATAAATAAGTCCCAAGCCGTTGAGATAAAACTCCTCCAAAAAATAAGAACAAGGCTGTCCAAAAATCCATGATTCCTCCGTTAAGTCTGTATCTCTATTATAAACACCACGTAGCAAAAAGAAAGCCGGGATTATCTCCCGGCTTTTTTCTTAGCAAACAAATTTTTTATTAATTTTTATTGTTTGTTTGTTTTCTTCGTTTTCTTTGCCTCGGCAAGAAGACGTTCAGCAACTTTTGCTGCGATAGCATCGATGAGCTTGCTGTGTGCGCCGTCATCTTCCATTTCTTCTAGTTCTTCTTCTTCGAGACCGCCATAGCCTGTGGCTTTGTCTGCGGCGGTGGAACTTTGGATGGCGGCTGCGTCCGCGATGCCTGCTCCGAAGCTCTCTTCTTCCTCAAGGTCAGTTTCCATCATGGGCTCTTCTTCTTCCACTTCTGCGTCGAGTTCGAGTTCTTCACCACCCATGTCGCCCATTGGCTCTTCAGGCATAGGTTCTTCAAGTTCGACTTCAGCATCCATCTCTACTTCTTCTTCGCCTGCGGGTTCTTCTGTGTCAACATCAATAACTACTTCGGGGAAGTGGTCTGAAATGACATCCATAAGATCCGTAACGAGCTTTTCAGCCGCAGGGAGGTCATCACCTGCTGGTTCTTCAAGTTCCATCTCGGCATCCATTTCTACATCGTCCATCGGGGGTTCGTCCATAGGAGCGTCGAGAGCAAGCTCATCTTCAACTTCCACCTCGTCTTCTTCATTGTAGGTGTAGTAATTCTCTTGAATAAACTTCTCTGAAAGGGCTGGAATGTTAGCCAGTTTCATCATTTTACGAACCGTTGATTCTTTTAATACTTTTTTGTCGCTCATCTCTTGGACTCCTTGAGGGTGGAAATAAAACTTATCTCTATTAAATAGTCTATAATATAGACAAAAGCCTTTTTTATTATCTTAGTGAATGGTCTTCTTCTCCAGTTCGGAGAGCAGCCAGTGCGGCTCTTACATCTTCCTCTTTAATACCGTTGGCTGCAAGGCGTTTCGTAAACTTATCAACGGTGAGGTCTTGTATCTGTTTAATCCTCACGAAGCTAACACCCATCCTATCTGAAATCTCTCTCAAGGATAAGGGTCCACGCTCGTTCGCACATATAATGCTGCAATTAAAATCATCTTTATAGTCCATCCAGTATCGACAGTCGGTCACTGGGCACGATACATCTTCGTCTTTACATACATCAAAACATTTCTTTTTCATAACTCTGGATGTTCCTTTTCTAATATATCAAATATGTTCTCTATGTCATCTTGGTTTAAAGCAAAGTCTTGTTCAAGTTCTTTGCCTTTCTCTAATAACTTCTCGGTTTCTTTGCGTTTCTTTTTATTATGAATGACGTATTTCTCTTTATATTCTCCAATGTACGCCATAACATGAGAGTCTTTAGCCAAGTATCCAGCAATCATCGCACGAAAGAAGTTTGATTGGTTCATACCGTCGTATTGAAGTCGAATGCGGAGGTCAATCTGATTCTTCTCCGTATCATAAAACATGAACTTCTTTCTTTCGCCCTCTGTGGGCGGAGGTGGATACTTTGCCCTGCCCACTACTTGTTCCTCATTAGAATGTGAGTGAAGCTTTCTGCTTGCCCTGCGTTGGTTTGTTTGATGAACTGGGCTTTGGTGC